TTGTATTCCCGCAATTTTACGGTAGTTATTATAAGAATTGTGCCATTAATCTTGCCTGTACTTGGGGTCAACTACCTAAAAACGGGCGTTGGAAAAAAGGACAAGGCATACCATTTGAGGATACGTACTTGGCAAACCATTTAATTGAAAAAGGATTTACAAGTTTGGATAAGTTTACCGAACACGTAAGGGATATCGAAAAAGACTTTTGGGAAGTACGTTACGGAGTTTATACCAAATGGAAACGTGATTGGTGGCAACTTTATCAACAAAAAGGTTATATAGAAACCAAAACAGGCTTTCGTTTACAGGGGGTAATGAATCAAAACGATGTAATAAATTATCCAATACAAGGTTCAGCATTTCATTGTTTATTGTGGAGTTTAATTGAAGGTGTAAAAGCACAAACAAAAGAACATTGGGATTCACGTATTGTAGGACAAATACACGATTCAATTATAATGGACGTAAACCCTCGTGAATTGAAAAAAGTAATTAAGGTAATGCGTTGTATTATGTGTAATGATATTCGTCAAAAATGGGAATGGATTACCGTACCGTTAGACGTAGATGTTGAAATTCATCCGGTTGACGGCAGTTGGGCTGATAAACTTAAAAACTAATAATATGGAAATTAGTAAAGTAAAATTCAGGGAAATTTACAAGTACGCTTTAACCGACAATGTAATGTTTCGTCGTAAACGTTATGTAGTAGTCGGGCGTAGTGATTTTATCTGTGAAAGACAGAATAAGTATCTGATACAGGACTATGATAAATACGGTAAAACCGGAGTTGATTATTACGATTGTATTTGGGTTGGGGAAGATCAAATAACCTTAGTAAATGAAACGAATACGGACAATACAATCACAGACGCTGTTCGAGATTGAGCCTACCGAGCCGATAAAACGACAAAGACGACCTATTGAAAAAGATGGATTCCTTGAACGGTTCAAGGATAAACCACCTTTGGATATAATTGAAGAATTTCTACTTAGCCGTAAACAATACGTTATGGAACGTTATTCCGAAAATCACCAAATAGTATTGTTTGAACTTAATCTTTATTTTGATGTACTACAAAGAATTAAAAAAGGAATATTAACAAAACAAATCAGAGAAAAATGAAAAATGACCGTGAATCCGAAGACCTTGCTTTCGATTATTGCAAAAAAGCAATGCTCGAACGTCTTACCGAACAACGTACCATTAAATCAAAATCGTTTACTGAAGCATTTAGTGTTACACAAGACGAATATAATGAAATAACTAATTCATTAAAACCACTTTTAAATGAATTATTACACTCGGAAACTTATAGTAATACTTACTATTTGTTACTTGAAAATAGTAATTCACTTACAGGTTTTGTAATTAAGATAATTTTATTTAACGAATTGCAAAACAAGATAAGGGAAGAAAAAGACCCACTTAATCAAATCATAAAACTTTTAATGAAATGAGCCTCTATTTAAAGTACAGACCTACAACACTTGAAAATTTTTTCGGCAATTCCGAAATTAAAATTACCCTGCGTGGTATGTTTAAAAAGAACGAGATACCACATACGATATTGTTTCATGGCCCGACCGGAACAGGGAAAACGACCCTTGCACGTATTGTAGCAGGTAAATTGGAATGTTCGGAAAATAATATTGTTGAAATTGACACGGCTCAATTTCGTGGTATTGACACCGTACGTGACCTGCGTAAGAATATCCAATACAATCCTTTGGACGGTGGAGTACGTGTTTACATACTTGACGAGATACATAAAGCTACGGGGGATGCTCAAAACGCCCTGTTAAAGATACTTGAGGATACACCTACCCACGTGTATTTTATTTTGTGTACTACCGACCCACAAAGCCTATTACCTACCATTAAAGGACGTTGCAGTCAATTCCAGACTAAGGTATTGACCGAAGAAGAAATGGAAGAATTGCTTATTAAAGTAGCCGAAGCAGAAGGTGAACCTGATTTTGGTAATAAACACGGCGAGGTATTAACACAAATTATACAGGATAGTCAAGGACACCCACGTAACGCCTTGCAAATACTTGAACAGGTATTAAATACTCCGGTAAAGCGTAGGTTAGCTATTGCTCAACAAGCAGCCATTGAACAATCCGAAAGTATTGCCCTTTGCCGTGCTTTGATTAAAGGTGAACCTTGGGGTAAAGTAAAAGTAATTTTACAGGGTTTAAAAAATCAAGATGCTGAAGGAATACGCAGAGTTGTTATTGGGTATGCTCAATCGGTTTTATTAAGTAGTGATAATGAACGTGCAGCACTTATACTTGAAGAATTCCTTGAACCTACTTATAATGCAGGTTTTCCACGTATTGTTTATGCGAGTTATTCCGTTACTAAAAATTAATAATATGGCAGAAAAAACAGAAGGTTCAGTTGAAATCAAAGACAACAAATGTTGGGTTACAATTTCTTACAACGTAAATCTTGGCGATTACGAAAATGTAAAAATTGAAACCGGTTACTCCCAAACGATTCCTTTTAATCGTTCTCCTATTGACTTGCTCGAAGAAATGCAAGATAACGTAGCAAGTATTGTTATTGACGAAGCAAAATCTTTAAAACGATTATTAAAACGTAAAAGAAAATGACTAATGACATTTTTGGATTAGCAAAACAATTAGTACCAACTGGAACTGAAGAAGATTCTCCGTTTCCAAATTGTACGGATGCTGATATTTGGTGTGATGGGTTTATTTCTGCTTTTGATATTATAACCGAAGAAATAAGTACCCATAAAGCATTATTAGAAAGCCTATTAATAAATAGTATCTGTAAAACTAAAAAAATTAATATAAATGAATTACGAAAAAGATATTCGTATTGACGAAACTGCCCTTGACGTTGAGTGGCTGGAACAGGCAGAACTTGCCGTTAAGTATGGCAGGTATTGGTCAGCTTGTAAGGATAAGGTTACACGGGCAGAAGAATACATTAAATTGATTCGTTCCCAACTTATCGCAGAAGCTAACGATGATCCGGTTAAATGCTGTAATAAGGAAAAACCTAACGCAGCAGATATTGAAGCCTATTACCGTCGTGATAAACGTCATATTAAGGCAAAAGAAGAATGGTTGGATGCCTTAAAGGAATGTAATGATGCTGAAATTGTAAAGAATGAAATTTCCTTTACTCGTAAGGCGGCATTGGAAAATCTTGTAATATTACACGGTCAGCAATATTTTGCAGGACCATCGGTAGCAAGGAATTTAAGTAAAGAAAGAGAATTGAAACAAGCAAAAAGACAAGAAATTAACACACGTGTTCGTTTAAATAGAAGTTAACTTTTAATTTAATTTAATTATGAAAAAAAGTAAGAGTAGTTTTCGTGGAAAAACCCGTAAAAATGCCGATGCACGTAAGCGTGGTTCGTCGTTTTCGTACTTAAAGTTACCGGAAGGGGTTGAAGTTTTCAAACCCGAACCCGATACAAGAGTTGATATGGATATTATGCCATACACCGTTACCGACAAAAAACACCCTGATCGTGACCCCGATCTTGAAATTGCAACTCCCGGAACACTTTGGTACAAACGCCCGTTTAAAACTCACCGTAGTATCGGAGCAGAACCACGTAGTTACGTATGCCCAACTACCTTTGGTAAGAAATGCCCTATCTGTGAGTACCGTGAAAAACTTCGTAAGTCTGACGGTGACGATGCCGAAATTAAAGCATTAGGTACAAGCGACCGTAATCTTTACGCTATTATCGTACACGATAAAAAGAAGGGTGGCAAAAACAAACTTTATTTATTTGATTTTTCAGACTTTCTGTTCCAGGAAAAGTTTGAAGAACAACTTTCAGACGACGAAAAGTTTGAAACTTTTCCCGACCATACCGAAGGGTTTACGTTGCGTGTAAGGTTTGTTGAAAACAGTTTTGGAGGTAACAAATTTCCGGAACCTTCAAGGTTTGACTTTGTTGACCGTGTAGAACAATATACGGATAAGATTCTTGATAAGATTCCTAATCTTGACGAGTGTCTTGAAGTACTTTCTTATGAAGATTTAAAGGCTAAGTTTCTTGAAACTGTTGCAGAAGATGATGACGATGATGATGAGGATGAAAAGCCTAAATCAAAACGTAACGTAAAAAGCAAACCTGTAAAAGACGACGATGATGACGACGAGGAAGAAGATGATGAAGATGAGGATGATGATACGGAGGAAGATACGGATACTGACGAGGATACTGACGAGAATGATGATGAAGAAGATAACAAGGATGAGGATGAGGACGATGAAGAACCCGAACCTACTCCTGTAAGGAAACGTAAATCCAAAGTACCGGAAAAACCTGTTAAGGGTGGTGCTAAAAAAGAATTGGACTGCCCGTTCGATCATAAGTTTGGCAAGGATACCAACAAGTATGATGATTGCGACGATTGCGAAGTCTGGAATGAATGTTATGCAAAGAAAAAGGCTAAGTAATGGCTATTATTAAAAAACAACGTAATCCTGAAGGAACAAAGGAAGTTACTTTCATTGGTATTTTAGTACCAAAGGAGGTATCTTCCTTCCTTTTGCTTTATACACTTGCAGAAGGTGTAACAAAAACAAGCGTGATACTTGACCTTTTACAACAATGGAAAAATAAACGTACTGAAACAGAAAGTGATTTTATAGAACGAATAGTTGCAAAATCGTTATACGAATGGCATCATTACCCGTTTAGGAAAACAACGTTTTACGCTTTTTGTCATAGGTTACGGCTTGAATTTAAAAATGCCAAACTTGAACAGCGAATCATTGATATAATTATTAAAAAATTAATAAATGAAAAGAATTCGGAAAAGTGAACCAGACTTAAATGAACAAATTAAACGCCATGCTACCACACCGGCTAAAAAGAAACGTAAGTATGACGGTAATATGGCTAACGTTATCAGTACGGGTAGCACGTTGCTTGACCTTGCCATTAGTGGTGGACGTGTGCGTGGTGGTGGCATTCCGGGCGGTATTCTTGTAGAAATATTCGGGCCATCAGGGGCAGGAAAAACAGTTCTATTATCCGAAATTGCAGGGGCTATTCAACGTAAAGGTGGTGATATAATGTTTCACGACCCGGAAGCACGGTTAAACAAACAATTCGCACAAATGTTTGACGTAAATATTGAAGAAATCAACTATACCACGCCCGATACCGTAACCGAAGTGTTTAAATCAGTCCGTGCTTGGGAACCAAAAGGTACTACTATTAACGGTGTAATGGCTGATTCCCTTGCTGCCCTGTCAACCGATATGGAAATGGAAAACAAAGACGGTGATAAAATGGGAATGCGTCGTGCCAAAGAGTTTAGTGAAGAATTACGTCGTACTTGCCGAATACTTACCAAAAATAACCTGCTAATGGTATGTAGTAATCAGGTACGTGTAAATATGGATGCCGGAATGTACGGACAAAAGTACACAACTCCCGGTGGTGAAGCCGTAGGCTTTTATTCTTCCTTACGATTGCGTATGACAAAACCTGAAAAAATCAGTATCAAAGAAAAGATTGCAGGTAAGGAAGTTAAACGTATAATCGGGGTACGTACCGATGTTGAAGTATTCAAATCTTCGATTTGGAAGCCTTACCATACGGCTTCGGTTACAATTCTTTTCGACTACGGAATAGACGATATACGTGAGAATCTGCAATTTATCAAGGATTTTACTAAAAATACAATGTACACCGTCGGTGGTGAAAGCCTTGGTATATCAATGGAAAGTTCTATTGCTAAAGTTGAAGCCAATAATCTTGAAGATAAATTACGAAACGAGGTAATTGACCTTTGGGAAGAAATTGAAAGTAAATTTGAAACAGAACGTAAACCAAAACAAAGATGACAAAAAATGATGCGCAACTAATCAAGGACGCCAATCATTTGTATTGTGTAGATTGGTATTTGGCAGAACAGATGGCTAAAAAAGCAGACACCGAAGAAGCCAAAAAACAATTACAAGACATTGCAAAACGATTATATCATAAGGAAGAATATTTAGCAGACTTGTTATGAAAAAGCAAATTTTTGATTTACGGTCTAATATGCGAACCTTTACCCATAAGTTTTATAATGGTTGGACACCACAGGATTTTATGGATGAATACCTTAAAATTGTATCACACACGAGCACGTTGACTAAATCACAAAGGGAAACTGTCATTAAATATGTAAAACATCATGCGGATAAGAACGAATAAACACCTAACCGTACTAACCAATGATCCTTCGTTTACGGCTTGGGGTTACGCCATTATTAAGGATAGCAAAATTATTGATTCGGGTTGTATTAAAACTGCACCTGAAAATAAAAAATCACGGATACGTAAATCAGACGATACCGTTCGACGTATTAGCGAAATAAATAAAATCTTACTTGGGTTAATACGTACTCACGGAGTAGATTTTATCCTTTCGGAAGCACCACACGGTAGCCAAAATGCTTCCGCTGCGGTTATGATCGGTATCGTGGCAGGTATGGTACAAACTATTTCCGATACTTTGGAAATACCCGTAGAATGGTATTCCGAAATGGATTCTAAAAAATTTGTATTAGGTAAAAAAGCAGCCGTAAAATCAGAAATGATTGAAGCTATTAAAAAACTGTACGACGTACCTTGGAAGAATATTAAATATAGTGACGAAGCCGTAGCCGATGCTATTGCGGTTTATCATACGGCTTGTGGACTTTCACCAACTTTAAAACTATTGAAATAAAATGGCAATAGACAAAGAAATAGAAAGATTCCAACATTATGTAGCAACCGTGTTTGGAAATATGACTATTGAATACGTATATGAAGATAACTTAAAAACAGACAAAATGAGAACGCCAGAAGAATTAAGGATTGATTACGTAAAGAATTCCGGTAATTGGTTAAAATGGATTAAAGAGGTTCAAGACGAAGCGTGGAACGCTGCACTTGACAGGTTTCAATTACACTTTACAGCAAGAGTAACATCAGCTATGCTTGATTCTGAAATAGAAGAAATAATTAATCAAATTAAACGTTAAAAATGTACCATATCAAAGAAGGTTCTAAAACACTTTGCGGTAAAAAGGTTGATAAATCAATCAATACCATTAGTTCAAACTCGGCAAGTAGGGCTACTTTATCGAATTGCTGTCCTTTATGTAAGGCAAAATATATTGAACAATTACAACATTTTACCCAAATTAAAGAAGAAAAAGATGGATGATGAATATATTTTAGAACGCCTTAAAAAATGGGTTCCTTTATTTTATGGTAAGGAAAATGCTCAATACGCTTTTTCCAAGAAAAAAGGTGACTATTTTTATTTTGGTTACGAAAACGGTGACGATTTTGTAACCAATAAAGTAACAAAACCCGTAGCAATTTTCCTGACGATAGGTTATACTTCGTTTCATAATTTCCTTGTAAAAGAGAATTTTGACACTACTACGTTACAACCTGTAAAACGTGTAAGAACAAAATAAGTATGAAAGCAAACTACTTAATTATTATGACAAACGGTAGATTATTTTTAGCAAATAAACTACTTGATAAACGACAGGAAGGCGTTTTTACAGTATTTAAAACCGTGCGTCTTAAAGATATGCGTGTAATTAAACCCGGACAATCCGAAACAGAAGGTATTCCCGTTTGGGATGAGTATATTAAAATATTTCCTGTAAAATGATTACAAAAAATAAACGTAAAGCAGGTTATTATTGGGTTAAAACCAAACGTACAAAAGTTTGGATGATTGCCCGTTGGTGGCCTAATTTAAACGGTGGCAAAGGTTTTTGGGATACTATGCGTACCATAGAAAACGATATACGGGAAGGTTTTAGCGAAGTTGACGAAAATCAAATTGTACGTAATGCCCCTGTAATTAAACGAGTTAGACGAAACAAACCAATAATTAGAACACGTAGAATTAGACCAAATGATTAAATCCGTTAAAATTAAGAATTTTCAAAGCCATAGAAAAACCTTTTTAGAGTTTGATAAAGGGGTAAATGTTATCGTAGGGGCTACCGATAGTGGTAAATCCGCTATTATAAGGGCTTTGCGTTGGTTGGTTTGGAACCGTCCTACGGGGGATGCTTTTTGTAGTACGTGGGGTGGTAATACGCACGTAAGCGTTGAAACCGAAACGCATAGTATTGCAAGAAATAAAGGTAAGGAAAATAATTATGTATTTAAAAAGGCAGGGGAAGAAGAAGTAATCGAATTAAAGGCTTTCGGTACGGGTACGCCAACCGAGGTACAGGAAATTTTGAATATTAACGAAATAAATTTACAACAGCAACTCGACAAACCATTCCTTTTAAGTGATTCACCGGGACAGGTAGCCGGATTTTTTAATAAAATTGCAGGAATTGATTTAATTGACAGTTCTATTAAATCAATTCAAAAAGAGATTCGGGCAACTACACAGAATATTGTAAGCCTTAAAGGAATACTTGACGACGAAACCGAAGAACTTAAAAAATACGATAATCTT